TTTGAGTGAAGAGATACTTTCTCGTCAAGAGAGAGCAGTTCTACGTGGTATATATCACGCAGCTCAGATAAATGAGGCTCTAGTAGCAGTCATAAAGATTAACGAATCATTACTCAAGACATCTATGGACAATATGTCCAAATGCCTTCCTGAGTATAAGACTCAATATGTCTTAATGACTAACTACTTGTCCTCTAAGATCCAGGCTGTACTGACAAGTACCAAAGTACCTGCTCCCAATGACAAGCAAACATCTCAATCGCCTGAAAGCGAATGATGCACGGCCTTGTTAATTTCACCCCCATACTAAGGGTTGTACGGGAGTCCAACTAACTCGAGCGCCGTATCGTCTACGGCCTGATTGGGCACGAATCCCTATGCTCTTTGAGCAAAAAGGACCAGTTCCATGAACTGCACTAAAAAGTGGAGCTCACAATCGGGTTTGACGTTACGACTCTCTGTTATTGGTGTTCCAACTTATGCGATAAACCCATTTGTGGGTTTGCTACATAAGTGGACAGTGTGCAGCGGGGAAGAGTGGACAGTTAAGAGATGTAAATCTCTGAAACTCACACTTATCCAGCTTCGCTCGAAATCTCCTATTACTACTCCTTTAGCAAGGAATCGTAAGGGTGAGATCAAGGGCGTTGTTGGCAGTCTGATGCGTTGGGCCTTAAAATCCGATAAGAACTTTTCTAAGGTTCTTAACGCTTTTATGGTCTATACACATTGGAGATCTGTTCGTTTAACAGGTCCCCAAAAGGAGAAATTCCTAACAGCTGTCAACGCTGCTCCGGTAGCAATACCGGAACCTTTTGTCCGTTCTTTTCGACGAACGGTGAAAGGCACTATCCATAGACGCACCATTCATGGGAAGCCTCAGTCACTTGTTTTCTGGAGGGGTTCTCCGAATAAGAGAGCTCCTTCGATAACAGGTGACCCTGTGGCCCAGTCTTCAAAATTGCTCTGTGAGCTGTTGCTCACTGACAATGAGAAGACCTGGGAACATGTGAAATCCTTGTGGACTGACATTTATTGTCATGTCTTCAAGGGCATTGATGTCCGCGGATTTAGCGATTCCGCTGGTCTCGATGATATTTCGCATGGACCTATGGCTGCAGGTGAGGTTCACTTCCTTCAGGAGCCTGGTTACAAGCTGAGGAGCATTGCTTCTCCGTACAGATTATTTCAAGTGGCTTCGCAGCCACTTAAAGATGATCTGGGACAACT